TACCACGCCATCGTAATGTCCTCGATGCGACACTCGGAATCGGGCACGGCGGCCACTGCCTTGTTCGCCTGTTCCAGCGTATCTGACTCGACAATCTCATCCGCTCCCTCGGGCAGACGCGTCTCGTCCACCAGAATATCCACGAATCCCGTTCCGCATGGAGGCTTCTGTCCGAACATGATGTTCGCAGAGACACCTCGCATGGTATCGTACTCCGCCACCACTGCCGCATCGAACATCGTCTTGGAGGTCTCCTCGAAGGACGACTTGGCCAGCACACCCGTCTCGTTCTTCTTCATTCCGAAGCGGTTCACTGGCACAATGCGGCCACTGTACGTCATGGTGTCCACCAACACGCTCAGGTGGTGGTAATTCACCTTTTCCGTGCTGAAGACCTCATTGAACTCATCCAGCAAACACGTGCGACCCGCCTCGATACCGAAGACATCGTTGACCTCGTGAATGTCATTCGAGAAGGTGCGAGTGCCGTCCAGGCCCGGGAACACCAGCAGGTCGTGGAGGTTCACGCCCTCGGTATCCAGCACATACTGGTCCTTGGTCACATACCCGCCAACCACATCGTCATACACCTGCTCGCTCTTAATCTTGCGAAGGTGGACACGACCCACACCGTCGACGCCCGTCAGCACCGTGTCGAGAATCTTGTCCTCGAGGAACCGGATATTGGTCGGCGTCTTGACCACGGACGCATCAAACACCAGACGCAGAATCAGCTTCTTGGCCGAGGTGTCGGAGGTCAGGCACTTGATAATCTTCAGCTGCTTGTTATTGGACAGCTTGGCCTCAATCTCCGTCAGGTCGCGGACGTTGCGAGAGTACATCTCCACGTCATTCAGCTCCAGACGCATGATCCACGGTGACCCGCAATCCGTCTCATGCTCCAGGCTGAACTGGCGGTACAGCTCCAGAGTATCGCGGTCCTCCTCCACAACCGTGCCCGCGGCAATCGGGTACGGGTCATAGTACACGCGAACCGACTTGGTGATGTGACGCAGAGTCGTTCGCTGAACACGCTTCATCATGGCAATCGCGTCATTGCCCGACACATCTCCCGCAAAGTACGCCGTGTTGCCCGGACGCTTCGGGTTCGGAGATGCGGACAGCAGCTCCTCGATACGCGGCACACCAGACGTTGCGTTCGCCTTGGCCGTACCTGCCGAGTGGAAGGTGTTTAGGGTTAATTGCGTCGTCGGCTCACCGATAGACTGGGCGGACAGGGCACCTACCATCTCGCCTGCGTGAACCATCGCCTTCAAGTACCGGAAGCGAATGTCGGACATCATCTCATCGAACAGCATCTCCGTCAGACGGTGAACCAGAATCGACTTCTTGGGAGCCAGGTAGTACCGAAGCAGTGCGTGGAACAGCTTGTTGGTCGGAAACTCATTCACAAAGGCACCGATACCCGTCACTACATGTTCGGGCGTCAGGTCCGTCTTGGTCGCATAGCCATTGGCATAGGAGGCCACCAGACGCTTCAGATTCACCGGGGCCAGCACCTGGTCATTCTTGCGGAAGCGGAACACGTTCCGCACCAGCATCTCGCGGTCCGCCAGAATCTCGTCCACCATGTCCGGTGCCGCCGCCACCTCCGTCTTCATGAAGGTATTGATATCCGCGGGACTCATGGCGTAGTTGCGGTACACATCCTCCATGGTCATGGTTCCCAGCTCGCACATCTGTCCCTCCACAGCGATGGAGTCAATTCCATCCTCACCATATGCGAACTGAACGATAGAGCCGGTCACATTCCGCACTGTACCATCATACTCCACGTGCTGGTCCTCCATCGTCTTCATCAGACGACGCTGGATATAGCCCGTGTCCGAGGTCTTGACGGCGGTATCAATCAGACCCTCGCGTCCCGCCTGAGCGTGGAAGAAGAACTCCGCCGGCAACAGGCCATTCATGAAGGAACTCTGAACGAACCCACGCGACTCCACGCCGTCATCGTAGCGGGCAAAGTGGGGGAGCGTGCGGTCCTGAAGCGTATACTGCACACGCTTGCCCTCAATCAGCTGCTGTCCAAGCAGAGCCACCATCTGCGTAATGTTCTGAGGACCGCCCTTTGACCCGGAATCAACCATCTGAACGATGGCATTGTCCTTGGGCAGGCTCTTGATGACCTCGCTGTTAATCTTGGCGGCAACGTCCTTGAGTGCCGACGAGATGCGGTCCTCCAGCTCCTCGCCATCCGAAGAGCCGGAGATGTTCGCAAAGATACCACCGTGAACGTCCGATAGAATCTTGGACACGGCCGTACGTCCCTCCGACAGCTTGTCATTCACGAAGTGCTGCGTCTCCAAGTTCGCAATCAGGTCTGCCGTTCCGACCGAGAAGCCGGTGAACAGATTGAACTGCGTGACCACGGACTGAATATCGTTAATCAGCTGGCCGCAGCGGTCGGGGCTGAAATCATTGTACACCATGTGAATCAGCTTGCTGCACTCGGACTTGTACATCACGCCCGAGGTGAGCTGGCCATTCTCAATGGTCACGGATGTCTTCATCGAGACCATCGGGAAGGCAGTGGAGATGAGCTCGGCACCGGTCCAGTTCTTGCCCTTCCGCAGGAACGGACGCTTGATACGTGCGAGCATGTTCATGGCAATGACCTCCGGCACCTCGACGCCCGGCTGGCTGATGCGGAAGATACCGGTCATGGTGTCCTGGAACAGCTGGATGATGGGGCTGTTGGTGCGGGGACTGATGATGTTGCGAAGCAGAGATGCGAGGTAGCGAAGTTCAGTTGCGGATGCGATGGATTGGGGTACGTGCATGTTCATTTCGTCTCCATCAAACGTTTCTACCCATCCTTTCGGAGTGGGACTAGACTTTACCTTAAGCTCTTGGTGAACCGACCCCCGTCAAGTCGTTGCTCCTTCTTCCTCTCACTGGTAGGAAGCTTGGGTCAGGATCGTCCATTCCTTGCCCGCTGGCTCGGATCTCATAGCGTTTTCACGATGTCCCTCGGGCTTTCCCCTGGGCCCCCGGCACATTACTGCGTCGGGTTCGTATCTATGAGCTTTAGGAGTTTCCCTGAGTTTGGGGGTCTTGCCGCCGCCGCGACTAGATGGTTATATCGCATATTCAGTCGGAGACACTGAACACGCGGAAGCAGTTACACTATTTCTCCACCCCGGGATTTGCTTCATCCGAGGAGGTAGCCACCTGTTGCTGACTTTTTGAGAGGTTGTCTTCTATCACTTCTGTCCGGAGCCCGCGCACGAACTCTCTTGCGTTTTTAATGGATTCATCGTAGGTCACGTTTTTGCCTCCAAAGCACATTCTTATTTGTTTGTTATTGAGGGTGATGTACACAGCAACCATTGTTCTGTTGAACGTTACAAGCCGCACCTTCTGGATGTCATGTCCCTCGAACTGCGAGAACCTATCGCCTTCGCGTATGCGAACACCTCGTTCTCTGAACACTTCGACGCAGCGAGTGGCGTCTGCAAGTGCCTGTTCGAACGTTGAGGATTTGGACTGTCCGAATGTCAGTCGCTCTCGGCCGTCAGCGGTGGTTACATAGACGTATACCAATGTGGGTACGCCATTACGCTGGATGCGCCTTAGTTCCACCTCTGTTGCTCGGTCTAGATAGATGTCTGCCGGATTGTCTGAATCGCGGTGCTTACATCTCGAGTGGACATTGACATTGTATCCGTTTGGCACTGCTGTCCCGAGTGTCCGAATCCAATAGGCTTCACGTTCATCCGCGGTCGACGAGAGCACGGTTTCAACCACTTCATGCATGAAGCAGCCTGCACCATGTTCACGGATTGCGGTATGAAGCGGCGCGTTGGACCGGTTCGACGACGAGACGTGGTCGCACCAGCGACCCAGGACTCCATACGAGTACGGCTTGCCGTTCTTATGTTTGTATTGCTGTGTTTGCCCAATGTAGCTTTTGTTTGTTCGGAGGCATGTGACTTTATAGATGTAGTGTTCCATTATGTATAACGCAGACTTTTTGTGAAGACCTCTAGGTTAATCAGCATTGTAAGGCCTCGTTGCCGAAACGTTCAGGCGGAACGTGCTGTACGGCAGAACACGCACACGGTGGGCCATCATCGACGCCTTGTGAAGCGAAGGCTGACGGTTGAAGAGCACAATGTCGCCATCAATCAGGTGGCGGTGAACCACATCGCCCTCGCGAATATCAATCGTATCCGGGCTGACGAAGCGAAGGTTCACCACACGGGCATCCTGCTTGAGGAACACCGACTTCGCACCCGGATGCTTATCAGGTCCATTGCGAATGTACGAGGTCAGACGGTCGCGGTTGTACGAGTTCGCAATCTCAGGGAAGGTCAGATTCACGGCAATCTCCTCCGGCACACCAAGCTCGTCCAGGTCAATGTTCGCATCCGGTGTGATAACCGAACGGGCCGAGAAGTCCACACGCTTTCCCATCAGATTGCCGCGAACACGTCCCGTCTTGGCACCGAAGCGAGACTTCAGAGTGCGGAGAGGACGACCCGACCGCTGAGCAGCGGGAGCCAGGCCCTTGATGTCATTGTCCACATACGTCGCCACGTCATACTGAACCATGGCCGTGTACTTGTCGATCATCTCCGCCGACTCGCCCTTGTCGAGCTTGTCACGCAGACGCTGGTTATTGCGGAGAACGTCAATCAGCTTGTGCGTCAGGTCATCCTCCATCCGCTGATTGTCATCCATCACAACCGAGGGACGAACCGTAAGAGGCGGCACGGCCAGCACGGTACAAATCATCCACTCAGGACGCGAGTACTTGTGGTTGAAACCAATCATGTCGCACGTCTGGTTCGTGATACGCTGGAAGGCCCGCAGAATCAGCTCAACCTGAATCGGCACGGGCGGCGGCGGCTCATCGGGGTCACCGATCGGGAAGCCCTCCAGCGTGGCCGCCTTGCCAGCCACACGGGCAACCTTGCGGAAGAAGGGCGTGTCGCAGTGCTCGCATGCCGTCGGCTTCTCCTGACCCTGAGTGCGAACCTTGGCCACGATATCACGAACCTCCTTGAACCTGGCCAGACCGGATGACTTGATTGCTCCAATCTGCTGCTCTCCGAGAATGACGTGAGAGCAGTTGAGGCAGATGATGTTGCTCAGCTTCTCAATCCAGTCGAAGAACTGGTAGAGGTACACCGGCCGAGCCAGCGTAATGTGTCCGAAGTGACCTGGGCAGAACTGATTCGTGTGCTTGCAGGTGGGGCAGACCTTGCCGTTCTCAATGACGCCGAAGCGAGCATCGAAGACGCCATTCGGCACGGGCTGCTGAGACTGATAGGTCTTGTCGGTGGTAACCTCCACGACGCTCCGCTTGAGAATGTCGTCGGGGTTTGCAATGCCAAACTGAACTCCAGTGATGATGTCGCCCATTTTACCTCTTATACTGTTCTGTGTAAAGTATTCGTTTTACCGCCGAATCATGTCAATTGTCGCCTCCCAAAAATCATCATCGTTGACAATGGGTTGAATACGCTCCTCCTCGTAGCGAAGTGACTTCAGAAAAGCTTCATACTCCAAACCAACCCGCTGCTTGAAGTGACCAATGTCTCGAATGCGAGCCGTTCGCATGTACCGGAGAATGTCGCGACAGACAACCTCGACGTCATACGGGTCAATTGCGGCATCCTTCATATCGCGTACTACTTCAACCCACTTGTCGGCGGCGTCCATTACTTATACAGATTAATCGTTATATTCGAAATATCCTCGCCGTTCACACCTCCTGTGATGTTCGAGGAAGGGTATAATTGATAATTGAACCACCACGTGCCTGCGTTCGATGAGAAGTACTGTGATGCGAAGTAGCATGCATTGTTCGTACTTAGTCTGCCATTGAATCCATTGAGCGAAATCACTGTCGATGCTAGAATGCCCGTGTCCACTTGGTATAGGCTAGACAGAGTGTTCGATGCCTGTGCCGTGAGTGGTTTGTAAAGAGGAAGGGAGACCTGTGATAGACTGAAGGTCGTCCCCGTACTACCCGTCTTTCCAGTGAATCCTGCCGGTTGCCATCCCGTAATTCCAGTGGGACCCGATGGTCCGGTGGGGCCGTATAGGCCTTGAACCCCAGTTTGACCCGTCGGTCCCGTTGTTCCGGTTATGCCAGATGGTCCGATAGTTCCCGTGTTACCGCCAAACCCCGTGAATCCCGTCGGACCCGTCGGACCCGTAACTCCAAGTGGACCGAACACATAGGGCAAGACAAGTCGCGATGCTACCAAATAGGCGGTGATGCCCTGACCCGTGAATTCAGGAGACCATACTATGCCATCTGTGCTCGTATATATATTGTATTCGTATCCTGCGTCTCCCACCGACGCTATCCAATTGGTGCCATCCCACACGATTCCATATGCGTTTGTGGGTGGCGGTACGGTCTTGTTATCGACCGAGGTCACAAACTGTGCGGGAACAAAGGCGAATAACCCGGTCGGCAGAGTCACAATATTCGTCGTGCCACCCTTTCCCGTAATCGCCCACGCGGTTCCATTCCACGCAATCGCAGTCGGAGTACCAATTCGCGGAATCGGTAGCGAAGTCCAGTTAGATCCATCGTAGCTCCAGCATAGGATGGCACCCCGACTAGATGTCGTCGAGACGGCTACCCAAATACGCCCGCTCCACGCAACGCCCAGGCCTACAAATCCAGTCGCGTCCCATGCAACACCGTCGCGCGTCAACGCACCGGTCCACGTGATGCCGTCAGGCGACGAATAGATGTTGCCACCCCCAACGCCAATCCACAATGATCCATTCCATGCGAGGCCATTAATGTCGACCGCTATTGTTGTCACATTGGGTGTCCATGAGATGGCATCGGGTGAGGTATATACCGTTGATGTTGCTGTTCCCGCAACCCACTGGCGTCCTCCCCAGGCAACGCTCGTACATTTGATGGTTGGGTCACTGCTCGTCAGTCGGAGTGTCCACGATTTAGCATCCGTTGATGTGAGGATAGACATTAAACCGGCTGCTACCCAAATTGACCCGTTCCATGCGATTGCAGATTTGGGATCGAGACCCGCCACCGATTGACTGGTCCATAGTGCGTTCACGGGGTCTGTTTCATACACAATGGTGTTGCCACTCAATGGAGTCGCAGCTGAAAACAGTGCAATGGTTGGCGGAACATATCCAGTTGGACCCGTTGGTCCCGTCGAACCCGTTGGTCCCGTCAACCCTGTATTACCATACGAGCCTCTTGCCCCAGTGAATCCAGTTGGACCAGTAGGTCCAGTTATTCCAGTTGCTCCCGTTATACCAGTGCATCCAGTTGGACCAGGTTGACCCGTGGGTCCTGTCCATCCAGACCGCCCGGTTGACCCGATTGCACCTATTCCGGGAATTCCCGTTGACCCGGTGGGTCCGGATTGACCTGCTGTTCCAGCCGTGTCGCCGCGTGGACCAAATGCTCCAGTTGGACCCATGACTCCGCGAGATGTACTCGGCTGACCAGGTGGGCCATTGATTCCAGACGGACCACGCTGGCCATTCGGTCCCCTCGGACCAGTAAATCCACTAAACCCAGTGGCTCCAGTCCCCGCAGTTTGTCCCGTCGAACCCGTTGCTCCAGTTTGTCCAGTCGAACCCATCGAGCCCACCCACCCGATATATCCAGTCGAACCCGTTGGACCAGTGCTACCGGTATTTCCGGTGGAGCCAGCCGGTGCATTCGCGGCACCCGTCCACCCTGTGGCACCGTATGTGGTCGATACCCCCGTAGGTCCCGTCGATCCCGTCCATCCCGTTATCGTAGGTCCTGTATATCCTGTGGATCCTGTAGGTCCTGTCCGACCCGTTGGACCCGTATTACCCGTTGCACCTGGCGAACCCATCGGTCCAGTGAACCCAGTGAACCCAGTTGACCCAGTGAACCCAGTTGACCCAGTAGGTCCAGTAGGTCCAATCGATCCAAATTCAAAGAACCGACCTTCAAGACCTGTCGGTCCAGTTGAACCCACGAGACCTCGGAAACCCGGGGTTCCCGACAAACCTTGTGGACCCGGGATCTGCCGGACACTCGACGGAAGAGGGACTGTATACGGCATCCACGTTGTTACTTACTGATAGTAATAATAGACCGTAAATGTCGTAGACACGCTAGCACTCGCATAGACGCCCACATTGATTTGCCAAATGCCTCCTACGTTAGACCACGTGAGTCCAACTAGATTCACGTTAGCTGCACTCGCAAATTTCCACCCTTGCGTAATCATTGTGGATGTTGTCGAAACACTCGAGTTGCTCGTAAAATTCAGATACCCCGCGCCGCCGAATGAGATAGGAACTGCGAGACTTGAAGGGCCCACAACCGCCTGACTCGGACCCGTTGGTCCAGTGTATCCAGTCCATCCGGTTTGACCACTCGGTCCTTGAAACCCCTGCACTCCCTGGTATCCCGTCGGTCCCGTTGGTCCAGTCGGTCCGCTTACACCTACGAGGCCTACCCACCCTTGAACGCCAGTTGTACCCGTCCATCCCGTTGTACCCGTGACACCTGTTGGCCCCGTTGGCCCCGGAACACCCCGTTGCCCCGTTGGCCCTGTCGGACCTGTGGGGCCCGTTGACCCCGTCCATCCCAGTGTTCCAGTGGGTCCAGTCCATCCAGAGGGCCCAGTTGTTCCCGTGGCACCCGAGAATCCAGTGGAACCTGTGCTACCTGTGGGCCCAGTTGACCCAGTCTGTCCGGTGGGTCCAGTGCTACCTGTGGGCCCAGTTGACCCAGTCTGTCCGGTGGGTCCCGTTTTGCCAATCACGCCGGACGGTCCAGTCGGCCCCGTAGCACCTGTCGTACCCGTTGCCGACGCACCCGTGGGTCCTGTATTTTGACCCGTAGGGCCTGTGAATCCAGTTGGTCCACGATTACCAATCTGTCCAGCGGGACCAGGGATGCCCTGAAATCCCATGAGTCCCGTTGGACCGGTGGTCCCAGTCGACCCTGTCCACCCCGTTATTGACTTACCCGTTGCCCCCGTGCTACCCGTCTGTCCGGTGGGTCCCGTATTGCCCGTTGTGCCTGTCGTGCCTGTCGAACCCGTTTGACCAGTGGACCCAGTCGGACCAGATGCTCCCATGGGCCCCGTAAACCCCGACGGTCCTGTCGGCCCAGTAGGTCCAGTGTTAAAGGCGGTACCGGGGAGACCAATCGGACCTGTGGGCCCCGTCGGACCTGTGTTTGCACCTGTCGGACCAGTGGTACCCGTAGGACCTGTTATCGCAGGTCCAGTCCAGCCTGTCCATCCCGATGGACCCGTTGTTCCGGTTATACCCGTGGAGCCTGTGTTTCCCGTGTATCCCGTGAACCCCGTCCAGCCGCTAGGTCCAGTGGGTCCAGATTTAGAAACATCTCCGTCTATTCCCTGCGGTCCTATCGGCCCAGTAGGACCTGTCGGTCCGGTGGGACCCCGTGAACCCTGCGGACCCTGCGGCCCTTGGGCAATGTTGGGCGCACATGTAACAAGCCCCACGCCGGGAACGTATGTGGAGAGGGACATCTATTGTTAACCCAACTGAAAATTAGACCGTGGTTGTGGCCGCTAACCTCGCTTCCACATTGGAGAGGCGGGCAGAGAGTTCCTTGATGGCTGTAATCAACGGGGCTGCGAAAGCACCGTAGTCAACACCCATCATCGCGGTTGGATCTGCGTTTGAAGCGACAATATCTGGAAATACCGGTAGTACTTCCTGGGCGAGCACGCCAACGTGTTGTTTCTTACCGGGGTCCTCGTTGTACGTAAAGTAGACGGGCGTGATACCGGATAATAACTCTGTTGCATTGGACAGATTGGATACCACCGTTTTCATTCGAGAATCTGAACCCGTCGTCCAACTAACACCACCTCGTGTCACATAGGGGCCGTTACTAGTACCGTTCGACAGGACGACGTTGCCAGAACTGTTGGGTCCAGACAGTGCCGCGGTCAATGCAGTTGTCGTGTTGCTAAGATAGTAAAATCCGCCACTTGTAGCTCCATTCACGAATAATGCGTTGTTCACCACCGTTGACGTCGGCACGCTCCCGTCCGCGAACCCAGCCACTCCGGTTCCCGCATAGGTTGTGACGTTGGAGGTTGCCAAGTTGAGTTTACGGATTTTGTTACCTGTGAGCTCTGGGATATACAGATTGGAAAACGCAGAATCAACTGCGAAGTTCTGAATAGTTACAAACGACGCGGTGGTTCCCGTTCCGTCGACACTAGCAGACGTTCCCGAACCGGCAATTATCGTTGGAGCAGTGCCAGATGTTCCGCTAGTTGGCAGACTACTAACTTTATACGAAGACTCATTGGTTACATACAGAAGTGTCTTAGCAGAATTGCCATACTGGATTCCATATGCGCCCGAGAACGCGGCAGAACTGATAGCGGTTCCTACGGATGCTCCTGCGGATAGTATCTTGTACACGGTCGCGGTTCTGTTGGTATAGTAGATAGTCGTTCCGTCTGTGACAAGTGAAGTCACATTACCTAGTGTAGGCTTCGTTCCGGGGTTTGTCGCCCACCCACTTGTACTTAATGTTTGAGTCTGACCCGTTGATATCGTCACCCTCCGGATACTATTCACAACGGCGTATTCTGCGACATATACATAGGTTCCGTCCGTATAAAGTCCACGAGGTTGGGTGAATGTCGAAGTTGAACCGGTTGACCCGTCGTTCGACCCGGATGTACCGCTGCCAGCTAACCACGTCACAACGCCACCGGGCAAGGTGATTTGATAAATGAGAGCGTTTCCTCCGACAAATAAATATCCAACTCCGCCAACATCATAGACCGACAGGGAATAGGTTGAAAAGATATACGACCCCGTACCCGTTCCGATTCCATTGGATGGAAATCCATTGCCGACTAATGTCGATACAATGCCACTGGGGCTAATTTTACGAATGCGATTGTTGTCGTAATCTGCGACATAGAGATTTCCAAGCGAATCGAACTTGGCATCACCCGGAGAGGAAAACAACGCATTACCCAACCCAATTGTCACATTTCCCTGATCCGTTACCGTCATGACGTCCCTGGTAACTGCGTTCGACTGAGCCGACAACGCCAGCGAATATCCCGACCCATCACCGATGAGCATGCGCGAACCGATGTTGGTGTACACGCGAATGATGATGATACCGGAACCACCGGAGCCGCCAGTCCCATTCGTCGAAACGTATTGCAATGCCCCTCCTCCGCCACCGCCTGTATTTGCTGTTCCAGCGAGTCCACTAGTAGTAATACTGGTAAAATACGCTCCACCGCCACCACCCCCAGCGCCGCCAGGTGAGTAGGTTGTGATGGAGCCTGCAGCATTCGCACCACCGCCGCCGCCGGCGTAATATACGTTTGAACCAGTGATCGGGATTGCGAGTCCACTTCCTCCTGTGATATATGGGGGCGAGTTGGTGTACACACCTGGTGTTCCCGCCCCACCCCCTCCCGTGCCGATGCTGGTGCCAGCCGTATTAGAGCCCCCAATGTTACCTTGCCCGATTGCGTTGTTACCACCAGATACAGGTGAAGCTCCGCCACGTCCGCCTCCACCTGACGCTCCATCTGACGCCGCTGCAGTACTGCCACCACCACCACCACCCAACGCGACAACGTTTCCGAAGGAAGCATTTGAAAGGGACGATGGACTGCCATTTGTCCCGTTAGTCGTCGCGGGTCCTACCGTTCCCGCACCGCCAACACCCACCGTCCATGTATATGTTCCCGCGGGAAGCTGAATACCCTTTGCGTAGACCAATCCGCCCGCACCACCACCGCCGCCGGCCCCGTCATTGTACCCACCCCCGCCACCGCCTCCCACAATCAGATAATCCACAATCACCGGAGCACCTGCGGGGACTACGAACGTTCCCCCGATCTGGCCGTCGGCGAAGGACCCAGTGCCGGCGGTGCCGGCAAGCGTCGTGACTACACCCGAGTTGGCAGCGTATGTTGATGTCGCGACCAGTCGGATGAGGTGGTTGTATGTATCGGCCACGACGATGGTCCCGTTTGAAAGCACGGCGACTCCGAACGGGTTAGAGAAGCTTGCGGCCGCGCCCGTACCGTCGGCTGATCCTTGGCTGCTGCCTGCGAGCGTCGTGACGACACCCGAGTTTAATGTGTAGGTGGATGTCGCGACCAACCGGATGCGCTGGTTGGCCATGTCGGCCACGACGATAGTCCCGTTTGAAAGCACTGCGACTCCGTGTGGCTCATAGAAGCTTGCGGCCGCGCCCGTGCCGTCGGCGAAGCCGGCACTGCCGCTGCTGCTGCCCGCAAGCGTGGTGACGGCACCTGCCGGATACGTAACGTACCTGATGCGTTGGTTGGTTGAGTCGGCCACGACGATGTTTCCGTTTGAAAGCACGGCGACTCCGTACGGGTAATTGAAGCTCGCGGCCGCGCCCGTGCCGTTGGCGAACGCGGCGCTGCTGCTGCCCGCGAGCGTCGTGACTACACCGCCTGGGTAGGTAACCAACCGGATGCGGTTGTTGATTGCGTCGGCCACGACGATATTCCCGTCTGAAAGCACTGCGACTCCGGTCGGCGTCCAGAAGCTCGCGGCCGTGCCCGTGCCATCGGCGAAGGCGGCGCTGCCGCTACCCGCGAGAGTGGTGACTACACCGCCTGGGTAGGTAACCAACCGGATGCGGTGGTTGCCTGTGTCGGCCACGACGATATTCCCGTCTGAAAGCACTGCGACTCCGTTCGGGCCGTTGAAGCTCGCGGCCGTGCCTGTGCCGTTGGCAGATCCAGTAGCGCCGCTGCCCGCGAGCGTCGTCACGACGCTCGCCTGTGTGACCAACCGGATGCGGTTGTTGTTTGTGTCGGCCACGACGATCACGCCGCTCGAGGGGATCACGGCGACTCCGTCCGGGTAGTTGAATCTCCCGCCTCCGCCACCAGTGAAGGAATATACGGTTGCATCGTATGATGGTATTGGTCCCGAATATGTTCCAGTGATCGCTCCGAGAGTGTTTGTGAACCCAGAGGTCTCGTAGACACTTCCTGCTACGGTGGACGGCATAGAGTATGCTCCGGCTGTGACAATCATATTGCCGGCAACCAATGCATCTCCGTCGACTTCCAATGCGGGTATATTCGGTATAGGTCCAGTGTTTCCTAGCAGATTCGTGATGTTCACTGGTCCTGCGAATGTTGAACTACCCGAAACGAGAAGGGCAGGACCCGTGGGACCGAGTCCGTTTGCGAAGGCTGCGGTGTTGCCCGCGAGCGTCGTGACAACACCTCCCGGTGTAATCAATCGGATATGGTGGTTGCCCTGGTCGGCCACGACGATCACGCCGCTCGAAGGGATCACGGCGACTCCGACCGGGCCAGAGAAGCTTGCGGCCGCGCCCGTGCCG